AGGACGCGATGCGACGATCATTCCTTGGCATAAGTATAAAGGGTTGGACACGGTTCAGCTTGCGGGGATTGTTGCGGACTTGGCGGGGAAGCATAAGCCAAGTGCTATTTTTGTGGATGGGAATGGTGTTGGTGGCGGTGTTGTCGATAATTTGAAGGCGTGGGGATATAGGGTTGTTGAGGTTCAGATGGGCAGCAGCCCGACAGATGGCGACACTTATTATAATAAGCGTGTGGAGATATGGGGTCGGCTCCGTGAATGGCTTATGACGGGGACCATTCCCAATGATACGGAATTATTTAGCGACCTCATATCGCCAGAATATTCCTATCACCCTGTGTCTAATAAGATACAGTTGGAAGGCAAAGACCATATGAAGCAGAGAGGCTTGGCCAGTCCCGATTTGGCCGAAGCCTTGGCGCTGACTTTCGCGCAACCTGTGGCGAGGATAGACGCGCCAAGCTCTCGTAACAATCAAAAGAACCGCATGGCGCGGGATGTGGATTATAGTCTTTTTTCTTAAGTTTCATATTTCGTAACGTGGTGTTATATTGACAGCCTGTTTGACTTGACATCAAGGGCTGGCGTCATGGGTTTTAATCTCGGAAAAATTTTTAGAACTGTTTTTAACCCCCTCGTTGGCCGAGCTACGCCTGCCGCTCAGTCGGCGGCGTATCAGGCGCAAGGCATGGCTGCGGCTAATCAGGTGGCGACACAGATTAATAATACGGCTGCGGCAAACAATGCGGCAACGGCGCAACAAGCGGCAGTTCAGCAACAGCAGGCAACGCAGAACCAGTTGCAGGCAGATAATCTCGCTGCGGCAGATGAATCGATGAGAAATGCAGCGCGCTTGGCGTCTAAAGGCTCGACTGCAAACGTTCTTTACGGATCGAACTACAACAAGAAAGATGAAAAGACATCATCTGTATTGTTGGGCGCATAAGGAAATTTATCATGGGCGATTTTTGGAGTGATTGGTATGACGCCATAAAGGCGCAAGCTAAAGAAGTAGAAAAGACTGTTTCATATGTTGGCAGTTCTGTTTCTTCTGCTGGATCGGCAATAGCGAGTAGTCCAGAAACTCAACAAGCGATTGCTAGTTCTGTTGCGGATTCACAGCAGGCTTCAGCAACACAAGCCGCTCAAGCCCAAGCTCAAGCGGAACAAAAGAAAGCAATCGAAACAACCAAAACTAACACAATCAATGCAGCTAATGACGCGATGATTAAACAAGCGTCTGCTGGCGCAAAAGGTTTTTCGTCTAATATTCTGACTGGCGCGCAAGGTGTCGATAAGTCGAAAGAAAAAACTTCGGCTTTGGTCCTTGGCGGATCAGACGCCCCAGGCAATAAAAGCCTTGGCGGAATGGCGCCACAGCAACAGATGCAAGGTCGTGTTAAGAAAGTATTAGGACGCTGATATGGTTGATGACTCTCAGGTTCGCGTCCCGAAGGGTCAGCGCAACCAAGAAATAGCGAATAAGATACTTCAAGAGTTTGTCCCGCTTGAGTATAAGCGGGGCATTTGGGAACAGCATTGGGAAGAAGTGGCGCAGAAAGTTCTGCCCTACTACTCAACGAGTTTCTACAGACAGGGGAACATGACTCCTGGCGTAAAACGTAATCAATATCAGTATGACACCACAGCGAATGCGGCGTTATGGAAATTCGCAGCAGCGATGGAGAGCATGCTGACGCCTGCCAATAATAAGTGGCATCGGTTGCGTCATCCTGACATGCAACTAATGCAACGCCGCGATGTGCAGGAATGGTTTGATAACGTCAATGATGCGCTGTTTTATTATCGCTACAGCCCTCATTCCGGTTATCAGGCGAATCAGCATGACGGTTATGTAGGACTTGGCGCATTTGGAACAGCTTGTCTCTTTACTGATGACTTTAAAGACCCAACAAACCCGAAAGTAAAAGGGCTGCGATATAGAAACGTTCATCTTGGCGAATTGTTCTTTGCGACAAACTTTCAAGGGCAAGTCGATAAGGTGTTTCGCCGTTTCAAGATGACGTTGCGGCAGATTGCGCAGCGTTTTGGTCTTGAGAACTTTCCTGAGACATATTTGAATCAGTTGAAAGACAAGCCGGAAACGGAAGTTCAGATTATTCACGCTGTCATGCCGCGGGATAAGACAAAACTTACGCCACCCGTAAATAGCAAAGACTATAGATACGCCAGTTTCTATGTGTTGCGAGATAGTTGCAATCTGTTGAGCGAGGGCGGCTATCGCTGCATGCCCTATTCGACCAGTCGCTATATTACGGCTCCAGGCGAATTGTTTGGCCGTTCTCCAGCGATGAATGTGTTGCCTGCGATCAACGTCTTGAATGAAGAGAAAAAGACGATGATTAAGCAAGGACACAGGGCGGTTGATCCTGTGTTGCTGGCGCATGATGACGGCGTGATTGATGGGTTCTCGTTAAAGCCAGGTGCGGTGAACTACGGCGGCGTTAATGCCGATGGCCGCGCACTGGTTCATGTCTTGCCGACGGGCAATGTCGCCGTAGGCAAGGACATGATGGATGACGAACGCATGGCGATTAACGACGCCTTCTTAGTCACCTTGTTCCAAATATTAGTTGAGACGCCGCAGATGACGGCGACTGAAGTGTTGGAGCGCGCAAGAGAAAAAGGCGCGTTACTGTCTCCAACGATGGGGCGGTTCCAGGCTGAAAGCATTGGACCACAGATTGAACGCGAGTTTGATCTGTTGGCTTGGCAAGAGCTTATCCCCCCTCCCCCGCAAGCCTTGGTTGAGGCGGGTGCGGAATATCAGGTTGAGTATGATGCGCCATTAAACCGCGCGATGCGGGCTGATGAAGCGGCTGGCACGATGCGCACAATTCAATGGGCTGCGGAGATTGCGACACAAACGCAAGACCCTACAGTTATGGATTGGTTCAATACGGATGCGATTGTGCCTGAGTTGATGCAAGTCAATGGCGCTCCGTTCCGCTATATCCGCGATCCGCAGGAAGTGGAACAAATGCGTCAAGGCAGGAAGGCGGCGCAGGAGCAACAGCAACTTCTGCAAAGCATGCCTGGAATGGCGCAAATGATGAAAGCGACCAATCCAGAAGGCACAAGTCCTAACGCAGGACAGCCTGTTTAATGAGTGACGCAAAACAGTATCTAGCTGAACGTCGAACAGCCTATGTCCGAACGTTCAATACGCCTGCTGGCGAAGATGTCATGCGCGATTTGGCTAAGTTTTGTCGCGCTTATGAATCAACGTTTCATCCTGATCCGCGCGTTCATGCTGTGTTGGAAGGGCGGCGCGAGGTTTGGCTGAGACTGATTGAGCATCTGCGATTGTCAGATGATGACCTGTGGCGGATATACGCCTCGCAACCAAAAGGAAATTTTAAATGAGTGAAGCAGCCCCCGCAATAGGCGGACAAGGCGTTATGACAGACGCCTCTCCTACGGTTTCTCCCGTTACTGGAAACGGCGCATACGGTTTCTCCCGTTACTGGAAACGGCGCATTTACTGAACAAAACAATGGAACCCCTGGCCAAGTTTCTTCCGGCTATGAGTGGTTGCAAGGCGCAGATGAATTAAGCGTTGGCTTTGCGCAGAATAAAGGGTGGGATAGCCCAATTAAAGCGCTGGATAGCTACCGCAATCTCGAAAAGCTGTTAGGCGCGGATAAAGCCAATAACGCTGTCATCCTTCCCAAATCGGCGGAAGACGCGGCGAGTTGGAACGCGCTGTATGATCGCCTTGGCCGTCCAAGCGATCCGAACGGCTATGGATTTAAGTCTGAAACAGGCGATCAGACTTTCGACAGCGCTTTGTCCTCAAAATTTCACGAACTTGGCCTGTCTAAAGAGCAAGGACAGAAGTTTGGCCAATGGCTAAATGAGTCCATGGCGCAGGGGCAACAAGTCGAAGCTGCAAAACAAGCTCAAGTTTTTGCTCAAGATCAAGCGTTGTTACAGCAAGAATGGGGCGCGGCCTACACTCAGAACTTAGCTGCGGCGCAAGTAGCCGCGCGCGCTTTAGGCATGGACGGCGATACGATTGATAAGATCGCTGGCGCGATTGGTCATAAGGCAACAATGGCGATGCTTTCCAGAATAGGCTCTGGATATGAAGAGGATGGATTTGTTACGGGTGACGCTCCGTCCGGTTTTGGCAATGCTATGACTCCAGGCCAAGCTAAATCAGAAATTCAATCATTGATGAGTGATAGTGATTTTATGAAAGCCTATCTTGGAGGGAATACGGATGCCCGTAACAAGATGCAGCGCCTTCATCAATTCGCTTATCCAGAGTAACAATCAATGAATGAAGTCGAAGCAAAAGTTCGATGTCTCGAACTCGCCTCACAATGTAACAAGGCGACAGGAGATCATTCTGCGGAAGGCGTTGTGAAAGTCGCAACAGTGTTGTATGCTTTCATATCACCTCCGCCTTTTGAACCTGTTCAAGAGGAAGTAACGGACAAGCCAAAGCGAGGAAAACCAGCTTCGAAAGGGTTGGACATCTTAAGCTAAAGCCCCGTGAAAGGCGGTGAATAGGCCCCTCCTATGAGGACAAGCCGAAGCGTGTCGCGGCTTACTGTGACGTTCTTCGAAACTGTCTCATAGGAGAGAGTCATGTCAGTTCAAGTTAATACTGCTTTCGTCCAGCAGTATTCTACAAACATAATGATGCTGCTTCAGCAGCAGGGTTCCCGTCTTCGTAACGCTGTCCAGAACTATAGTTTCCAGGGCAAAGCGGCTTCGATGGCGGAGCAGTTTGGTTCAGTTACGCCTGTTCGTAACCAGAGCCGCCACAGCGACACCCCACTCATTTCAACCCCACAAGATAAGCGTTGGATCTATCCAAACGATTATGATTGGGCTGATCTGATCGACAACCAGGATCGTCTGCGCATGCTGATTGATCCATCGGGTCCTTACACTCAGGCGGGTGTTATGGCCATGGGTCGCGCTATCGACGACGAAATCCTTTCGGGTTTCTTCAACGCGAACAACACAGGCGAGAACGGAACGGTTTCGACCTCCACGCTCTATGCCTATAACAGCAACTCACAGTCTGTTGCCGCCACGACTGGCGCTTCATCTGCCACTGGCCTTAACGTCGCTAAACTTCGCGCCGCTAAGAAAATCCTGTTGCAGGCTGAAGTCGATGTGGACAATGACGAACTTTATATGGTCATTTCCGCAAAGCAGCATGACGACTTGCTGAACGAAGCTCAAGCAATCAATCTCGACTACAACACACGTCCTGTTTTAGTCGATGGTAAGATTTCTTCCTTCATGGGCTTCAACTTCATCCACAGCGAACGCATCCCTGGCGCCGCCAACTGGAACTCGTCAATCAATACGGCAATCACGTCTTCGGACGCTGACGGTTCGTATGTTGCGAATACACGTTGGATGGTTCCGTTCTGGGCAAAGAGCGGCATGGCTCTTGGCCTGTGGAACGACATCCAGGCGAGCGTTGATCGCCGCGCTGACAAGCGTAATTCTTGGCAGGTTTACGTTACCGGAACGTTCGGTGGCGCGCGCCTCGAAGAAAAACGCTGCGGCCTGATTAACTGCAAATAAGGGATAGCGAACCATGGCTCAGTATCTTTCTAACGAACTAGCTGGCACTACGACTGGCTTAACAACGGCTGCTGCAACTGGCTACAAGCCTGCTGCAACAGTTTACGCTGGCCGTCTAAAGCGTTTTCGCGCCACGGTGACATATGCTGCTCAGACAACGAGTGACACGATTGTTCTTGCCAACGTTCCGGCGGGTTTCAC